CGCCATCACTCAATGGAGTGGTAGCAGTCATAGTTCCTCCACCACTATCGGCTGTGCGGTTTACTGTGAGGGTTTCTGTGGATGCGATGCCAGTGATTGTTATAGAGCTTGGAATAACAGCCTTCCAAGGTCTATCGGTGAAACCAGCCCCAGTATTAAGAAGTATCTGTGGGTCGGAATCACCGTCTTGAAGTAAATACTCGTATCCGTCTGTCTCATTAAAACCACTAGCGCTAATACTTGCAACGCCTCCTTGTTGATTCCAAGTGGCTCCTGCTACGGTGGTTCCTGTATATATACCACTAATGTCAGCATGTCCCGCCACGGTTACTTGGATTGAGGTAGTATCGTCTGTAAGAGGGACTGTGCCTGACGTTTTACTCAGAGTAGTTACACCTGCAAGGATGTCTCTGTTGACACCTAGTGTTGAGGTGACCCCGTCTTTAACTACCGTAAGGACTTTCTGTGGCATGAACTTAGTAATTTATACTTGCGCCTGTTCCGCCACTATTCATAGAAACGGAAGGACGACGAATGGTTAATTTACTTGTTCCACTCTTCTTGTTGCTTTCGCGTTTAGCCTTAAGGCTGGTGTCCACTACCTTTTTAGCAGTCTGCACGGGAGGTGGAGGAGGTGGAGGAGGTGGAGTAGGTTTTTCGATTTTAGGTTTTGAACACATAATTAGTTGGTGGTTGATAGGGTTTCGTTTTGTTGTTTATATTTATCTTGTAAAAAGCGAACAACCGCGCGTTGCCCTAAATAATAAACGAGAGCCTCTTGAGTTACAGCGTGGCTAAAGTCATCCCTAAGTGGGAAAACTTCATTTAAATAGTCGACGACGGCTTTTGGTATTACAGCTTCTTTCATATTAGTCCCTTGTTAAATCATTGAGTTCTTTAGGTAGTTTATTTTGTTTAATCCATTCTAGTGTCTGAACGAGACACATAGCGTTCCATATAACAGCACCGCCGTGGTCTTCAAGCTCGTCTTCTTCCATTAATTGCCAAAGATGGCGATACAGACTGTCGACGTATCTGGAGGCAGGTATACCCTTTTTCCAGTTATCTCTTCCATACTTGTTAGCCCCATCCTCAAAACGCCTTGCTACTTTTCTAAGCGCATCTATTGGAATCAAACTAGGCATACCTTTACCGACCATTGAGTCTCGGACTGCGCCCGTGTTAAACTCTGAGCGTTCCCCAGAGTCTGGTAGTTTTACTTGTTTTTGGTTTCTGGTGTCCATAGTGCTTTTATCTTGTGGTTTTTGATGTCGTAGTCGTCTGCTCTTAAAATATAAGCTAGACGCGCATTAAGAAGGGCTTCGTCCTCCGTCATACCTTTAGACTCATATATCTCTACTACAGTCTTCCAAGACGCCCCTTTCTTTGTAAGGAGCTTCTCCGCTGTCTTTGGTCCGATACCTTTAACACCCGCGTAACCATCAGTAGAGTCACCCGTAAGAGTCTGTAGCAGGTGATTGTAATTAGCCTCGTCTACGTCTCTCTCGGTAAGCTCATCCTTCATGAAGTTATACCAACGACACGGAAGCGTAGCAAAGTCTTTATCTCCAGAAACGGCAATACAACTATCATCACTTGTACATAAAATACCAACCGCATCGTCAGCCTCGACATTGGGAAAACGGACACCATGAAACTTATCAAAGATGTCTTGAACTAAATAACGATAACCCAAGGGCTTTCGCTTGTTAGCTCTGTTAGCTTTATAGGTGTTACATATCTCGTGTCTGAAGTTCTTAGAGGGGCTGAACACCATCTTGTATTGAGTGGTGTTTAGTTTACGTAGTATAGCCTCTAGTGCTGTAGCTACCTTGTCTCTAGCTTCATTCATATCTAAGTGCAAAGTGAAGACTTCGTCGTCCCACTTGATCTCGCGTTCAGAACCTGAGGCGGCTCTGTATACGATCATATCTCCATCAATAATTGCTGTATCCATTAGTGTGTTTCCTTCCAGTTATTTCCTATTTTATATTCTCCATCAAGTGGGCACTTAAAGTTAAGTACTTTTCCAGCTTTGGCAATAGCACTTACAAACTGCCCACCAAGCTCATCGGCGTGTTCCTTTAAACAACTAAACTGAACCTCGTCGTGTACGTTAGCGTGCATCTCATAAGGCTTAGTGGCTGTATCTATAAACTCTATTAGAGCCTGTTTCATGATAACAGCACCTGCCGATTGAAGAAGAAGATTGAGTGCGGAGTGAGAGGAACGACAAGGTAAGGGACGTCCGTCTAAGCCTCTGAGTGTTCCTCTTGTTGAGACAGCTTCAGCCACAGCGGTGGTCAGTCTCTTAATAGCAGGTGTCTTAGACATAAAGGATTCCTTTAGTCGCTTACCTTCTTTATTAGAACCTTCTACAATCTCACCAATCTTGGCATCACCTGCGCCATACAAAAAGGCATATATGAAAGTCTTAGCTTGGTCGCGTGTCTGTAGACCTGCGGCTTTCTGGTTAGCGGTATGAATGTCACCTGTTAGTATCTCCTTGGCATAAGCACCATTGTCGTAAGGAAACAGATAACCCGCCAGAGCGCGAAGCTCCAGACCAGAGGCATCACAGCCCACAAGGACTTTGCCTTCTGGTGCTTTAAAAAGCTCACGACACTCGGAGCCGTAGGGTGCTCTTACAGCAGGAACTTGAGCCACGTTAGGGTTGCGGTGACTACATCTACCAGAGACTGTTCCATTAGTCATAACAGATCCATGTATGCGTGCGCCTTTCTCTAGCTTGAGCCACGCTTGCTTTCCTTCTGCAAGCTGTCCCAAGCGTTTTGATACAAGGAGGTATTCAAGAAGCAAAGAAGCCTCTGGTGTTCCTATAGACTTAAGGACGCCCTCATTAATGGCGGGACGCTTACCTTCATACGCCTGTGGTTTCCATCCACGCTTAATTAACCTCTCGGCTATCTGGTCACGCGAAGCTGGATTAAAGGGTATTGTCTTGGTTTTGTGTTTACCTTTTACGATGTCCTCGTCTTTGTATCCCGCAGACAGAGCCATCTTTTTTGTAGACCACTCTTTGCCGTCTGGAGTATCCCAGAGTTGAGACTTCATCTGTAGGATGGTAGGCTCAAATATTTCCTCTAGTTCTGTCTTAAGTTCTACGCGACGCACGATCAGCAACTGCGCTAGGTCTTCAGCCTTATCAACATCAAAAGGGAAACCATTCCACTCTTGACTACGCATAGCTCTAGCGAACTTATGCTCAAGGTCTAACATCTGTTGGCTAGGTTCTTTTGCGATAAGGTAATCATAGAGTGCTTTAGTGACAACGACGTCTTGGACGCAGTAGTCTTCCATCTCTTGTGACCACTGAGACCAATCCGTAGTATCACCAAAGTCGTCCTTTGCTACACCGATCCGTTTACCCCAAGCCTTTAAGCTGTGAAAACCAATGATGCTTCTATCTCGACCCGCACGTAAGTCCTCGACCTTGATGTCTGGATACATACAGCGAGTCATAACAATGGTATCACACACGTTGGTATGATAAAACCCAAACAGCTTACGAAGCGCAGGGTAATCAAAGTTAATAGCATTGTGACCTATAATAGTATCAGCCCGCTTTAGATGATTAAGTCCTTCCTCAATAGTGTCGGCTCTGTATCTAAATACATTATCATCTTCGTCGATGACGACCATGCAATGCAAATCATGTAGGTCGCTGTGTCGAGTCCAGTCAGACAACCCATTAGTTTCTATATCAAAAAATAATGTAGTCATCTTAAAAGGGGTTGTCGATTTCTAATGAAGTCTCGTTAAGAGCACCTGTCTCAGTATCATAACGCAAGGCTGTAGCAACACCCGTCTCACCACTGAAGCGGTTCTTTAAAACGCGCACCACTGTCTGGTTAGCATTTTCTGGGTCTTGTTGGTTACGCTCTAATCCAATAACCATATCACTTAACTGAGCAATACTAGCAGACCCACGGAGTTGAGCAAGGCTTGTAGTTGCCCCGTCCTCGTGTCCCTTGCCTTCTGGTCGTTTCAAATGACTAATTAGAATCATTCCAATTTTAGTTTCTTCCACAAGACTGCGGAGTTTCGTCATTGTGTTGTCAATCATGCGTCGCTCGTCGCCATCTCCTAGACCAGAGACAACGATACTGAGGTGATCAAGAACGACGTATTCGACGTCCATACACTTAGCCATGTAACGCACACGCCCAAGTAAGTTATCACTCTGGATTGATCCCCAATGGTCATACATAAAGAAGCGTCCACTACCTACAGTGTCTTTAAATGCCTGTTCAGTGTCCTCAGTAAAACTATGAGGCTCTAAGTGTAGGAGCTTATTCATGTGGACACCTAGTATGCCCTGTGCTGTTCTTTCAAGAGACTCTTCAAGGGCTATGTATCCAATGTTCTTGTCGGTGTTGGTCAACAGATGGTGAGCAATAACGCGACACACTTGACTCTTGCCTTGCCCAGACCCTGCACAAAATGTAACGATCTCTCCCTTACGAATACCGCGCGTCTTCTCGTTAAGACCGTAGAAAGGATAAGGAACAGATTCATTAGATTTAGGATTCTTTAGTAAGTCATAAATCTCAACGCCGTCGACGATGTCGTCTGGACTCCATACCTTAGAATTATAAACAGAGTATACGATGTCCTTTCCCTTACCATCCAACAGCATCTCGTTAGGGTCTTTGAGTGGGAGCTTGGCAATCTTACACTTACCCGCAGGTAGAATGTTGCAAACCTCCTCAGCCGCTTTGATGCCCTGCTCGTCAGAGTCGAACATAAGAACGACCTCGTCCCAAGAGCTAAGCCAATCAAAGTTCTTTTTGAATGTGCCCTTTGCAGACTGCGCCCCGCTTGGAAGAGAAACCACAGGCCATTTATTATCAAAGACTTGTGAGACTGTAAGACAATCTATCTCTCCTTCAGTGATGACCACACGCTTACCCCCGTTAGGATTTAGGTGCTGTCCAAAGAAAAAAGAAGGAGTTCCTTCACATTGAAACCCCTTGTCTTTGGTGCGATACTTCTGAGCTACCACTGTGCCATCCATGTTTCTGTAGTTGGCTATGTGAACAGGCTCACCTCTTAGATTACCTACGGTGTATCCGTAGCGTTTACAGGTGTCTCGGTTTATCTTTCTTGAAGGGATGTCGAGCGTCTCCCCTTGTATAAAACTATTTGTCATTTGTGTGTGTGTTGTTTGTGTGTGTATGTGAGCGCGTGGATTAAATTCACCGCAACTAAAGCACTTGGTTGAACCGTCTGTGTTAACGGTTAAAGCATCGCTAGAGCCACAGGAATCGCACGGCTGGTGTGTGAGTTGTGATGTTAAATCAGCCATTCTTTTGGTATCTCTTTGTGACACCAGAGGAAGCCGTTTTTGTCGCACCAATCTGCGTATGTTGTCTTGCTGTTTTTATTCAGCTTGTTGTAAGCATTTTGGAAACAAAAGCGTATATCCACCTCTGGATTCTTTTCTCTTACGGCGATGTGTTTAGTTCTATCTGAACCTATCCACCGCCCCTTTACTTCAATTACAACTCCGTTAGGTAGTATAAAGTCTGGCGTATAGACGCACTGACGCTCATACTTGAGCTTAACGGACTCGTAAGAAAAAGTCGCCCCCTGCTCAGACAGAGAGGAGGCGACGGTCTCTTCAAAACGAGAACGGTAAGTACTAGAACGGGGCTTGCTCCAGCGTCTTCTCATTAGCGTCAAACGCCTCTGTTAGTGACTCACCACTGCTTGTGAAACCTTCCTCCTCGGAGGAGAACCCAAAGCTCGACGCATCACCCGCGTTGTATTCAACGAGGTCTAATACTTGTACGGCTTTGAGCCTTAGTGAATAACCGAAGCCATTCAAATCAGTGAAGTAAGGGAAGACTTCGACACCCATCTTGAGGGTCGATCCGCTTCCAATCTTGGGCACTTCTTCTAGCTTGTTGCCCTTGGCGTCAAATACACTTACAGAGAAAGTAAGAAGACCCTTGCGAGTGTCCTTCTTTGCTACTTGTTTTGCGTATATTTCGTAATCACCATCTTTCGTAACACGAACAGGTGAGGTTCCTGCGAGCTTCAGCGAGGACACGCCTCGTTTTGAACACTCTTCTTGGTATGCTTTGTTGACGATGTCCTTCATCATCAACTCAAACGAATTATAATCAGCCTCAGAGACGTGGAGCTTACAGCTGTAAACGCCATCTGGGTTGAACTTCGTGTCTGCTGTATCTATGCGTGGGTAGTAGGCTTTTCCTACAGGTGTTGGTATTGTTTTACTCATTGTTATTTACTTTTTGGTTGTTGTTGTTGTGTTATTACTAACAGAAGAAATAAGTGCTGTCGCAGACCTTTGATATGTCTACATCTCCGTAGCGTGGTGGTTCTGAAATGTTTATAGTTGGGTGTCTTTCAATAACTTGGTATCTAAGGTCAGCAAGCAAGTCAACCCTAAAAATGTCATAAAATGATTTTCTTAATAAATCTCCAAATAAAGCGCACGACGTTGAGTGCGTTCCGTAAGAGTCATGTATCATTGAAAAGTCGTATATACCGTATTCATTAGCTCGTATTACAGACTCAGTCAAGGCTGAAGCGTCGAGGGAATGAACAAAGTTTGGGGACATACCCTGCTTCTGTCTTCTGGCTGAGATGTCAGAGGAGTCGGTATACCACTTGATATGTGTAGCCTCCCCGTTGATTAGACTCTGAACGTGCTGACTTTGAGTCTTGCGGTAGTCCTGCAATACAGGAAAACCAGAAGGCGTCACCCACTGAACTGGTTGCTTGTGCTTAGCAAGCTCAAGAGCTACCCCCTGTAACCATTGCATACATTCTTTAGGCTTAAGGAGCACCTCGTTAATTGACGCCCACGTTAACCTAGCAAGATAGCCAGTAGCTTTATAGCGTAAGTCCTCTGAGAAAGGGTTAGGACACCTAGTTTTTCTAAGTGTGTCTTGATACCATTCGTCGACGTAGGCTCTACAGCTATAAAAAGTGCCACCGTAGGGCCAAACCATTGTGGGTCTTTTAGCGAGCTTTCTGTCTATCCCAAAGCTCAACCAATCGGAAGCGACGGGATTACCCCCCGTGTCTCTGTCGTGGATTAGTTTAGCAACAACACTGTCAGACACCACTCGGTATATGTCGGCAGGTGTGTCTGTTGGTAATACGTTGGTTGCTTCGCATCCGTATGGATCACGCATAAGCATAGAAAGAATCTGCAAGCCATTATTGCTTGCGTCCATGTTAACTGGAAGATGAGAAGTGACAGAACCCGTAGCGCAATACTCAGCCCACTCAAAACACCAAGCTAAGAACTGCCAAGGTGAATCGGCTTCGTGCCAAAAGGTGTTGTTCTTGGGGTCTTGTACTACCTTGTCGACCTCGTTAGCTATGCTTCTAGCCCACGCTACCCTCTCGTCTAGAGTCACCTTGTCGTTGCCGTAGGTGTTTGCCCCTTGAATAGCCAACCAATAGGCTTGTTCATCATTCTTGATCTTACATGGGCGGTTAAATTCAAGCAACCCCCTGCTCATATCTGGTCCTTGGATACCAAGAAACGCAGGGATGTTGTAGATGCGCCCTCTAAAGTCCACTTGAGATGGATAGAAGAAGCGATTGCCACGTAACTTATTGGCAACATAAAGAACCTTGGCAACTAACAGGCGTCTACTGGTGGTACTTAGTCGGTGGTTATACACACGAGCCGCCATCTGCCTCCACTGCTTGTTAGCCTTCTCGTTTTCTTTAAAGTCTGAGGGTAATGGTGGTAGATGCTCGTCCTCCCTAGAAGGTAGATCTCCTATTTGTAAAGAGTTCTCCCAAGACCACCCCATGACATCTAAAACCTTGGAGTTGATACGCCACGGTGTTTGTTGGATAAGATTTGTGGCACGCATAGGAGCATCTATAGAACCTTTTATGTCCCTTAAGAAATCCATATTGGATGTCTTTATGAACGGCAACAGTGGAAGGGAGGTGTTTTTAGTATCATACCCTCCCTCCCACACGCTTTCCCAAGGAGTAGGTAGTTCAATGGTTGGCAACCAGAATGGCTCAAGCAACTCTCGGTGTTCGTTGAAGTTCTCAATCCATTCTAAAGTTTCTTTGGTGGCTGTAACATACCTAGTTGGTTTCTTTTTTCTTTTACTGTCGACGATGTAGACGTATTCAATCAACGACGTCGATGTACGCAACAGCTCAACAAGGTGTAAACCTGCGTTAAGCTTGTCCCTATGGCTCCACTTATCCCAAGCGTCCATCAACCCCTTTGAAGCCTCATGCTTCATGCTAGAGCGAACGTGGCGTATCTTAGAGGCTTTCCCCTTACGACGCTTAGCCCCCAACAGTATACCACTTCCTTTCTCCTCGTTATTCTCTAAAAGAAAAGCACAGCGACACTCATTTTCTATCTGTGCACCTACGTGGTGAGCAACACCAGACAAGGGCTTTCTCTTGGTGATGCTGTCTAAGATACCCTTAACGGCAACAAACGACACTAGCTTAGAGTCTAAGTCGACGACGTCTATCTGGTAACGAGCTTGATTTTTCTGTAATGCAATCTTTAGCATCCAGTCATCAATAGCCTTAACATAAATAGGCAGAGAGGCTCTCATGAGTCTCTGACCATAGCGCGTCTCAAGCTCAGCATCTCGGTTCTTGGCTGATTCGTTGCGCGAACGATAGCGTCCAAGACCTAGGGTCTGCATATCAGCGTTTAACTGCTCTTGAGATAGCGTGTCTGTCATTTTACTCCTTGTCTGCTGGGTTTTCTAGTATCTTTTCTTGAAGACGACTTATTTGTAAGTTCAAGCCTTTAATCTCTTCTAACAGTTCTTCGTTCTGAGAGTTCAAGGAGTCACACGCCATAGTTAATGCGTTTACTCCTCTGGTTAAAATAGCTTCAGTATCTGGTTTAAATAAGGGCGGTCGCGGAGTGGTTTTAACTATCATGTTATTATTTATTAGTCTTTTTAATGAAAGGCGAATGAATGTCCGCTGTTCCGTATTTATCAACAAGCTCTTCGTTTTCTTTAACCTCTCTAGCTATTCGTTGTTGCGCCCACTTCATAAATTCAGGTATTTGAGCGTCATAGCTGTTGCGTGCATCTTCGTTTTGTATAATCATTGTGTATTTTGGGTTATGCCCTTAAAAAGCTAAAGGCTTGAGAGGCGAGTAAGAGACCCATAATGTGTTGTGTCAAGCATTTTTTCAGGCGAACCGACAACTATCATCACGTAGGCGAACCGACAACTATCATCAGTAACACTAAGAGTGCACCATAAGATTAACTATAGCTAGATGACGTAGACGTTATAAACTCTAAACCCTTAAACACTTATAAGTGTCCCCTAAATAACAGCTGTCAAGCCTAAAACACAATATAATTTGTTTTAATAATCGTCGTCATCATTACACTAAAGTAACGCTTCGGCTCTTACGTCTTAACTCTTCAATGCTTTTTAAGCTTCCTCTCTTTTCCTTTGTCGGTCTGCCCACTTCGTTGAGGGCAGTCCGTCACGGTGGCTGGCTGGCTCGCACATAAACCAATATAATAAAATGTATTACGACTACACAGAAGCACAATCAACAGGAGACATCGGACACTATACTAAATTCTATGAAACTAGAGATGTGTTTGAGTTTCTCAGAGCACGCAGAGATTCAGAAATAGATAATGTGTGTGCAGAAGTATGCAAACCTATACATAGTGTAGAAAGCATATCAGAAAGACCATATATACGAGTAATAGACCAAAATGGTGAGTATAAAAATATACCACAAGATCGTTATGCAAACGAGCTACATAACTACAGACTAGTAATTGTTAACCCAAGACAAACAAAAATATACCATGTAGACATGGCACGACAAATAGCTACAATAATAGATGGCTTGTACTATGTAAATACTCTACGTATGGAATATGAATGGTATGAAAGAATAAGTGGTGTTGATTTTAATGACCGAGCAGTAAATAATATATACGAAGTAATGCCGTATATGCTTATAGAAAAACTATTTGCACAAAATAATGAAGGTATACCAATAATAGTTGACGACTGTGCATACACACCGCAATCAGATTCAATCAGGTATTGTGATCACTATGAAGAACACTTCCTAGAAGAACACTGTAACTACAACGAAGAGCACGATTGTTACTATCATGAAGACGCACCACATAGAAGTAGTAGTAGCGAGTATGGTGAAACACGCAACACTCGTGACTACATCAACGACTACCACCACGGTCCACGACCTATTGATCTATCAAACACATCAACAGCACGCACAGATGTAGCAGGACTAAACAAATTCACAATCGGATTTGAAGTAGAAAAAACAAGTGTAAATGGTAGACGAGGATGTGGTCAAGCAGTAGAAACACAACCACTATTCAGTCACTGGGAAACAGACAGTAGCTGTGGCGTAGAAGGTGTAACCAACATATACAACCTTGGTGACTTTGATACATTCCAAGCACACGTAGTAGCATCAGACTACGTAGACGAACAAACCACTTACGACTGCGGTGGTCATACAAATGTAGCATTCAAAGAAGATGACATATGTGACTACCAAATAGAGCTAAGTGACATATCAAAATTCGTAGGTCCTATATATAGCATGTATAAAAAACGACTAAGAAATACTTACAGTAGTTATAACAAAAAACTACGTGCAGGTAACCACGAACGGTATGGAGCTGTTGTTATGAAAGACAACCCACGTCGTGTAGAATTCAGACTACCAAGTCGCATCAACAACAAACAACAACTACTACGCAGATTCAAACTGTTCCAACATCTATTCAGCCATATATATAACTATGTAGAAAACAAAGAGCAATATATAAATACTATGGATACTGTTAACAGTAGATTAGATGTAGAGTTTGGAACACAAACATTGTATCGTAATTTCAAATATGATCTATGTTTCAGATCAGAGTTCTACGACTCACATGTTTACAAAAAAATTAGATTCTTATTATGGGATATAAAAGACTTCTTAGAACCAGCATACAAAAATCGTATTGATGACCTAAAAATTATGGTAATCAATTCATACCAGTTCCAAGCATGGCTCGACGACGACCCCACAGTTAACCTAACCAGTATCCTTCAGTATCTACGCACTCACGAATCAGAAGGACCTAGAAATTTACTCACAGACGCACAACGTCACTGGAGTCAAAACCAAAGCTCATGGGATATACACGACGACCTTCTAAATACAGAAGCTCTAGAAGTAGCCCATAACAACACAATAGAAACCACAGAAGTATAATACAATGTGCCTAATAATACATAAACCAAAAGCAAAAACAAGCCTTAATCCCACTTACATAGATAATGCGGAGACTAAGAACCCAGACGGATTCGGTATCGTTTACTTAGACGATCTAGAATGTATCACAACAATGGACTATGAACGTGCGCGCACACTTCTAGAAGTAAAGCGACCCTTCGTAGCACACTATAGGTATGCAACCAAAGGACCGGTCATACTAGATAACTGTCACCCGTTCTTTGTAGACAAACCAGAACGCTGGCTATTCAGTAACGGCACTGTTGCCGATCTAGGATCAAAAGACAAGTGCGACACTCAAGTAGTATGTGATATACTAAGCAATACACCAGAAGAACACTGGGATGCAATGCTATCATTCACAGAAACACGGTTTGCACTCGTAGACGGTGACGGCAACGTAACACGCCACGGCAAATGGCACAAAAAAGAAGGTGTATACTACAGCAAATCAGACTGTTTCGCTAAATACATCGGTTACGGAACGGGTTATACATCTGGTCACTACAACTGGTCAGGTAAATACTCACAACCACTCACATCATATAGTAAAAAATCAACCAGTTGTACCACTAGATATAGCGGTCATCTAGCAAAAGAACCTATATGTAGTGACCCCCTATACGAAGACGACTACTACGATAATTGGTATTCAGATACAGATTATCCTAGCTGGGAAAACAACAACAAAGTTGCAGTCTACGGCACTCTTAAAGGAGGCGGTAGAAACTACGATAGATTCAACACTGGCATGAAGTTAGTTAGCACAGGCTACACTATAAACAAGTATCCACTGCAAATATCATCCAGCCTACCGTATATGTTCGACGAAGCTGGTAAAGGTCACAACGTACGCATTGAAGTATACGAAGTAGACAAAATAGAAGATCGCGATTCACTAGACACACTTGAAGGTGTCCCATGGCACTACCAACGGAAACAAATACCCGTTGAGTTAGATAACGGCGACATCACCAACGCATGGCTATACTTCAAAGCCAATGCACTTAGTAACCCTAATACAAAAATGATACAATCATACTAGCGTAACAGTGGGAGTCATACTCACTATAATACTATGGTGTATATTTATATATATGCTAATGACACTTGCAAGCCGTCACATAGCGATGGCTTTTAATACACTAATATACACATAAACCAAAATATACATATAATATTATGAACCTGTCATCAGACAACACACAAGTAACTCCTAAACCAATCACAATCAAATTGGATGAAGCTACAGTAAACCATCTACTATCCTTAAAACAAAAGGATGGTATCGCACCTAGTATTCGTATCCGCAACATAGTCACTCAGCTATCTAAAACAGATGCTATCGGAGTGTATCGTGGATAAGTCGTCGTAGTCATAACAACCAACACAACCCTAGGTGTCTTCGGATGCCTAGGGTTTTTTTGTGGTCCTCACCTACTATCATTTATCGTAGGCGTCCCTAACATAGTAGCGCTAACGCGCCCACGCATGCACACCACACATGTCCCCCACAGTGCCCCTCGTGCACAGCTCTGCGTGTAGCTCTGCGTGTAGCTCTGCGTGTAGCTCTGCGTGTAGCTCTGCATCATACTCTCTGGGTCTTGGTGACCAGAGAGCATGTCTGCTTGTGGTTGTTAATACTAAATCGGTAGCTTCCCGAAAATATGAAGCACTTATACATATGAATAATACAGAAACAAATGAAGTCGCAGTAGATAAGAACCGTGTAGTTACTAAAGCGCGTGTAAAAACGCAGTGGCGCAATGGTGCACCGAAAGGTTCAAAGGTGCCCGCAAAGAAATGGGCGTGTGATGTTGTGTATATTGATGAGCAAGGTATGCCAGCCGTTCGTGATGCTTGGGTAAAGAACCGCGTAGATGAGCCGACTATAGAGCTTGGAGCCGTAGTGTATATTGAGTTGTATACGGGCACGGATGGTGACCGTTACTGCGATGTTCTAGATACTTCTGGACTTCTGTAGATTCAGAGGAGCTTGCTATTCCAACCCTAGGTGTCTTCGGATGCCTAGGGTTTTTTGTGCCCTCAGCGTGTAACCCCGCATCCTCGACCCGGCTTCCGCTACGCTCCAGCTGGGTCTTGCGGTGCTCTCGTGTACAGGAGCTAGCAAAAAACCCCAGCAAACACGGACACGCGCAAGCACCCGTGGCTGGCTCGTCGAGGCACTCAGAGGGCACTAGCGGTGCACCATTGGTGCCCCAAGGTGGACGAGGAGGAAGTCTAGTGGCACTACGTGCCCCTACCCCTTACTATCAGCGCGAGCGAGCGCGAGATTGAGACTCAGTCGCAAGAAGGGCATGGGGGATCGGAGAAAAATCACATATAGTGTTAAGGTAACACATTTTTGCACCTAATAATCCGTGGTTTCTTCGTCGTCGTCTGACAAATCCCAGTCAACCCACTCAAAAGCACCATCGGCAACCGCGTCAATCTCTGCGTTTAGCTCTTTTTGAGCCTCGTTAATAAGCCCAGAGGCGGCGAACACGTCCGATTTGTGCATTACAAAGTGGTGAGGGTGGTCGTAGTCCTGCACAATGAGCACATAGTTTTTAAAGTGTTCACCGAGAAGTCCGATAATTTGATCTGAGGGAGCCATAAAAGAAAGAGGGTCACTCCAAGCGAACTCAAAGTGACCCATATACACATATAATACAACACAACACGTATTAATATAAAGGTATTAAGGTCGATGAGTGTTACTTTGTCAACTCATTAATTGACCTTAGTTAGATGATGTAGACGTTTTAAACTCTAAACCCTAAGACACTTATAGGTATACCTTAGTTGACCCTTGTCAAGCCTAAAATACAGATATAAGTCATTCTTATCGTCTTCGTCATCATTCGTCCATATTAGTCCCTAGTCAATTCGACACGCCCTTAGCGTATAAAACAGGTGTTCGTATACGACGTAGTCGTCTGACCGATTTTAAAGCCCTAAGAACACAAATAAACACCCAGAGCGACCCCTGAGTCTCACGACCAAACGTAAGCGCTTCTAGACCCCTTAGAACGCCCGTAAAAGGCATCTGTGAACTTAGCCATCTCCTCGTCTAACAGCTCTCGTTTCCTGTCAGTAATCTTGAGGTCAGCATCCTGTGCCATTTGCTCAACCCAGTAGTTGACAGCGATGCTAAGCGCGTCCAGTCTGTCGTCATGACTGATAGCACCCCTAGCGGAAGTGAGGCGACTCATTTGATAAAACAACTGGTAATGCAACTGGGTCTCTTGGGTGTACCCTTGGGCAGTTTCAAAATCGCTCTTTATAACCTTGGGGTCGATGATGAGCCTATGTTGGTTAATGATCGGTTCAAGGGTGTCGATGATTCGTTTCTCCTTCTGGGTACTATGTCTTACTTCGCCAACGGTACACGGGTGAATCTTAGAAAGGATAGGCTTAAATATCTCGCTAAACATCCCATCTCCAAAGTTACTTTCGACGACGATTTCGTTCACGCGGAACTTCTTGGCTTTTATTGCAAGACTCTTTAGAACGTCGTCATTATAGCCACCTTGCATACCCCCTGCGTCTATGACGTAGAGAAAGCCATTAAGCATCTTAACGACAGCCCAAGCTGTTTCGTCTCGCCCTCGTCCTGAGGGGTCAATCGACATCACACACCCAGTGTACGCTATGTGGTCACCCACGAGCTTTAGAGGTCTATGGTATCTGTCGGTACTAAAGCCCACATTAGGCACACTACCATCCCACGCTAGGTCTGGACTGTGTGCCCATACGACCTTCTCTGGGGCTAGTTCGTTGTCAATGTCCATCACCACCAACTCAGAGAGCTTCAAGGGGTAACGGTCAGAGTCACTCTTACGCGTGTTAAGCATGAACTGCATAGCAAACCCAGAGCGACCATAGGACAGCTCCCGTTCATCTAGGTCGATGTCGGAGAACCTAACAGGCTCTGTAGACTTCCCACGTTTCTCTAGGTTTACACAAAGGGGTGATACGTTGTTGTTGTATTGTGTCTCGTTGTCGGACTGAGTAATGTATCTAGAGGGCCAAATTCGTGCTACGTAGTCGCGTGTAAGCAGTGTGTTGTATATGCTGTCCTCGGTCTGGGGTGTACCCAAGAATATCACCTTGGAACCATCTAGAGGCTTTAAAATAGCGTCGAACTCCTTTACTTGTTCTCCTAACTTCCAGCGCATCCCGTGTGTCGCTGAGTTAGAGGGGACTTCGATGTCGTCGGCTACGATTATATCGGCACGAGACCCAGTGAGCTGACTGGTTATCCCTAGTGATTTAACACTGGGGGCATGAGAGGCGGGGGCGGGTCCTACGTCAAAGGATATTTTACTAAATCGCTGAGAAGAATTAGGTATAAGATGCTTTAGAATAGGCATCTCGTGTATGAGCCTTAAAGTAAACGTACTGAAGTCGTCTGAGCGTGTCTTACTGGCTGATACCACAAGGATATTTTTGGAGGGGTCGAGTAACAACTGGTGCACCACGTAAGCAGAGCAAATCCAAGACTTACCAACACCACGAAATCCTTCAATGATGGCTCTTTTTGGTCCATGTTGCATGAAGTCGGCAATTTCATATTGTATTTCTGTGGGTTTAGGAAGGTTAAGGTGCTTCCAAGCGACAAACAGAAAGTTTCTGAAGTCCTTGAGTTGTTCTGGAATTTCCATTCTTACTTATTTCGAGATCTGTTTCTCTTTTTGGAAGAGATGCGAAGGTTAGACCTAGCATTGTTTGCTGGGTTGCGATCTACGTGATCAACGTCCTTGCCCTTCATAGCTGATGAACCCTTTTCACGCACAAGTAAACGCCTAGCTTTGTTTCGTCCTGCTCTGCGTTTTTTCTGCGTCTCACTGCTGTGATAAGAGTCATATTCTTTTCGATAATTACGATTCATTTACTTTAATGGGTTCTGAGTCATCGTCAAACGGTAGGCTGTTAACCAGCTCTAGCATTGGGGATTCATCGGTTGTTACTGCTTGTATTCCGTTGTCCTTAAGCATCTGCCTAGCGGCACTTAGGTCAGCCGCTGTGGCTTCCCCTGTTTTAATCCTTCGGATCATTTCATCAATTAAAATGTCCTGTAAGTTATGTAGTCTTTCTGCTGGTTCGCTCATTTGTCGTCTCTATTGTTATGAAAATCAAATAGTATTTTTACTTTTTCACCGAGGCTTTCGATGTTGTAGTGCATACGTGCAAGCACGATAACAAGGCTTACAAAGCCAACCGCTACAGGCCACAAAGCTCCTATCCATTCAATCATTTAGTATTAAAAATCTCCTTGTATATTTTGATTCCTAAATAGCTCATAGTTAGTAGTCCGACGCATATAGCTACCGTAGTGTTAATGTGGTCTAGGGTTAAAGTTCCTATAATTCCACTGGTTGCTATAAAGGGAGGCACGTAAGGGCTTTCAGGTGTCATTGGTTAAGAGGTTAAGAGGTTAAGGGGGTTAAGAGGTTAAGGTTGGAAGATTGATGCAATGCACTGCATTTTCCAGTGATTTGCTACTAAAACGTCGTTAGCTCCAGTATTATAAGTAGGGAAGAAGAGACCATTTGAGCCGATCTTAACAGCAACGGTTGTCGTGTTTATTTTAGTAACTGTACCATAGTAATTTGTTTCAAAATTACTAGCAGGTATAATTATAATATCACCAGTGGTATAGTGATCCACGGTGATGTCGCTTCCGTCTGCATTGGTGTTTATATATTTTAGGTGATATTGAACAAGGTCGGGCACTGCACCTAGTCCGTGAGTAAAAGTAATCGGAGCGTTCGACGCTGAATAGGCAGGTATAGTAACAAAACTACTTCTAAAGACTTTGGCGGTTATATTGTCTACATACGCCTTGATACTTTCAGAACTAGCCAACGCGGTTGCCGACACGCCTGTAGTAAAGGTGTCATCATCTATAACTTCAGCGAGTTTGCTTGTTGCGATACTTCCAGCTAACTGGTTATTAGTAATACCACCTGCTAGTTTATCCTGTGTAATACTTCCAGCTAACTTTTCATTTGTGATACCACCTGCTAGTTTATCCTGTGTAATACTTCCAGCTAATTTAGCGTTAGTTACGCCTAGGTCTTTAACATTAATTGAGTTAGAGCTTGTAATTTCAAGCGTTGAAGTGTCAACAAAAGCGGCGTTAGAAGCACTTGCGGTTGTTACTACAACAACCTCTGCGCCGCTTGCTGGTGCTGTAGCAAACACAAGATTTGGGGTAGCTAAACTAATTGCATAAGAATCTGGAGCCTGAAGTAACCCGTTAATTGTTACACGATACGCCTCAGTTTCTGTAGTCTGTGGGGTAAAGGCTGTAATATTAAAAAGAGTATTTGATCCATCAATTAACCCGTTAGTTGCATCCGATACGAGCTTTTCGCTCGCAAAGTTTGATAGACTAGTGCCCACCTCGGCTCCCGCCTTTCTTACTGCGGCAAACTGAGAAGTACTAGAGTCTTCAGCTATCTCTTGAGCTACAAACAGACTCTGTTGGTATGCTGTATCTAAATCATTCTCCGTTAACCTAGAGCCGTTCTGAAAGTCAATCAGTTGGGTCGTAGTCGTCGAACGATACAGTCTAAGTTTAGAGTAAGAACCAAGAGGCGCAGAAGCTAAAGTAATCGTGTTATTGATTGCATCCCGTGGAGTAACCGCGTGAAGAGCTAGAGCAGTCCAGCTAGTCCCATTAAAACCGAGCGCATTAACATCGTCGATGACTAGGTATTTGAAGGGCACACTGTAAGTGGTGGCAGATAGGGCACTGCCAGAGTATTCATAATATGTTTGAGGCATTTTTAATTATTTTAGGGGGGTTATAGTTGTCTCCTGCGTTGGATAAGTGCGTCTACTTCTTCTTGAAGTTCTGGAAATTCTTTAAGCATCTTGCTTTTAGCAAACCTGCGGTATCTAGTAATAATCTTCTGCATCGCTCTTACGCGAGGCGGTTGAATACCTTTACCTAGGTCTACTGATGTTCCCTCTTCTAAGGTCTTGTAGTAAGGAGTTTTCATGAGGTCACTAAGAGCCTTGCGAAGTGATCTTCCGTTTAGTTCTACCTCGCTAGTAAGTTGCTGGTAGCGGTCGTAGGCTGTTTGACCTTCTTCGTTGCGAGATTGACGCATATCAAAGGCGTTCATTAGCTTAGCCTTAGGGACACTAAAGCCCTTGTTTAAACGAGCTATCTCTTGGTCGAGAGGATCATCACTTACGTTACGTATGTAGACTGGTGATATTACACCAAGACCATAAGGAGGGTTGTCGACTGTAATCGTTTCTCCAAGCGCGTTACGTTTAGGCATTAGCTCGTCGCTGTAGGGTGTCCTTTTGATTATGCGATCCCACATTGTTCTGGCTTCCTTAAGCTCACGAGTAGTCTCAATGTTCTTAATTTGTTGGAAATAGTTGGGAACAAATCCAGCGGCAATATCTCCACCAGCTTTAGTAGTTGATCCAATAGGGTCACTAAGAACCTGCAACATATTATCTATACCCTGCAAGAATGACTTGTTGGCAATGTTGTTGATGAATGAGAGCATCATAACGCCAGACAAATAGGACATAGTGTCTTCGTCGACGTCGTGATACTTGTATGCTTCAAACATATCTACATATAAACCAAGAACGGTAGACATAGGGTCGGCGCGTTGGTAGCTGTAATACTTGTCACCTACTTTAACTGAGTAAGGTTGCCAGCCACCCATTTGAAGAGCCTTTCGTCTGTCTGCGTCTTGTGGTCCTGCTCCAGTAAAGAACTCTTGGTTAGTGCCTAAGTAATACATTAGAGTAGATCCCATGCCTACAGCGGTAGTAAGCTGACCCATAGTTTGTGCTCTGATGGCTGGGTCTTTTGACATAAGTGCTGACTTATACTGAGTCTGTATGCCCATAAGGTGCTTACCAATAAAACGACCGCCGTCTCCAATAAGTGCACGAGGCGCAACACCGACTGGAGTACGATCAAGAGCAAACTTTAGGATATTTGTAGGGGTGCGGACAAAGGGCACAATGAATGAAATAAAGCTAGTTGCTGGGTTCATCTTTAGCTGGTTCAAGTGCTTAGCCATAACACCAAATACAGTCTTTTCATCTAAGTCATCTGTAAAGGTATTCTCTCTTGCAAACTTGAGCGCGGCGGCTCCCATAACTGTTCTAGACTCGCCCTTTTCGGCTATCTCGCGTGTCATTGCTTGTCCGTCTTTATTTACATACTTACCTTCTTTATATGCTTCATACTCTTTATTAGCGAGCACAGCATTAAACTCAGGTTCGTTCTGATCTTCTAACCGAGGTTTGATTTCAGAGTTGTAGAAGTTGATGTCCATATTCTCTTGATTGTATGCGCGTCCTTCGTTTTCCATGCTCTTAAACTTAGTCATTACGTAGTCCCGTAATTCTAAATCTTTAAAACCTTTCTTAACAGCTCCTTCATACGCCAACATCGTCTTCACATGATAACGATAATTGAGCTGTTTAAAGAACTCGTCTCCAGCAGATAACAACGATGATGGAACTCTAGAATACTTACCAAACAAATCAAACATTCCCGCCCTTAGTGTGCCTTGCGGTGTAAGATTAAGAGGCGTCATGTCATTTAAGTTAGACGAAGTAATTCTGTTTACGTCATACTTATTATCTTTAAATGCCGCGCTTCCTTGGGTAAGAATATTTCCTTCCTTAAAGGTTCTCATCATTAAACGATAAGACTCTCTCCAGTTGTCAAAGGCAAACGCCGCGCCAAAGGCGGCTCGGGCAAGTTCAAACTGTCCTGTAGCAACCGACCCAGCGGTAAGCTCCATAGCTCTTAAACCAAAGGTAAGACCATTACCAAAGATATTAACAGCTTGTGTGGTTGGTCCATACAGAAGTGAGTTTGTCCAATACTCTAGGATCATAGACATTCCTTTAGAACCGTGAATACCTTTAGCTACTTTTGTGGCAACTACAGGGTTAATACTCTTGTCGTTTACAAGGTGTTGGCTGTTGGTAGCGGTGGCTACTTCTTCGACAATTTGGTCAAATCGTTTTGCCGTTGTTTTACCTGCCAAATAACGAGATCTGGCTTCGTTAGTGGGCATCTGGGTAGCAACCTCTCGGTTGTTCATTCCTCCCTGATTAACAGCTTCGTGAACCTCTGGAAGAACACCCTTGAGAAGAGGACGACGTTGACGTAAAGTCTTAGACGCTTCTTTACCATACATAACCCAAAGGCGACTAACTTCATAAAGTCTATCCAGCTGTTCAAGAAACTCCACACGTTGCCCATCGGTGACATTTAACATGCCATCATTTTGAAACTTCACGGCTTGAGCTTGTAGGTCTACCGCCAAGGCATCCATAGTCATCTTGATAGCCGCTTGCTCATTTCTTAGCTGTTTAAAGGCGTCTGTGCCCTCACCCAAGCTACGCGCTAGGGCATTAAAGGTTTCAGCATTTCCACCAAGAGCGTCAACAAGGTCTTGAGTAGTTTGGGCTAAGTCCGAGTCTTTAGTAATGCTCTCTTTAGCTTCACCTAAGTGACGCACCAGTGTCCGCATTACGTGGAGGACACCAGCAGAGCTACTTGTGCTTTTAAGGATGTTCCTGAGTGCTTCTTCGCCACCCCTAGGGTCATTCCTAAACTTATCAATTAGCTTGTCAGTTGCTCCTTCGCCAAAGAACTCATCGTATTCCTTATCGTTAAGATCTAATTTTTCTCGAACTGCTTCGTGCTTAGCTCTCCGTGCTTCCGAAAGCATACGAGCTTCTTCTAAGAGTAACGCTCTGTCGTCTGGGCTTAGGTTTTTAACCTCTTCCCGTGTGAGATTCATCTTTTGAAGGGCTTGATCCTCTACCTTCGCTTGCACATTCGCTAAACTTGGGTGGGTTTCCTTTGCGTTATCGAAAACCTCTCTTACGGTCTGTCTCTGAGATGTGGAGCCTTCATTAAGAATCTGTTTGGTGTCACCCGCTTCTCTTCGTATTCTTGCGTTTGCACTTCCAACGCCCGTATCTGTTTTACCACTTACGAGCATTTCTTCAGTAACTATATTTCCGTCTGCGTCTTTAGTCTTGTAGGGACGTAGTCTATTTACTTCATCAAATACGCCAAGTCGAAAATCAACACCACCCTCTACTGCGTCTATAGCGCTTTGTGCGTAGTTTTTTCGACCAGTCTTCTCATAAAGAGGAAAACCAGACTTAAAACTTCTTACAAGTTGTTGCTTTTGTCCATCTACTTCTTCTAATCTTGTTCTTAGTGTATCCAGCTTTCTTAGAGCTTCTTTTCGGCTATTTAGTTCAGCCTTTGTAAATAATTTGTCATTTAGTTTAGCTTTTCGTAAATCTTCGTTTAGAAGGCGTCTGGCGGCGCGGTGACGCATACCCATCGTGATTGTCCTTCCGTCGTTTGTCTTCATCATGGTAAACGTGGCATCAAGAACCTTTGATGGTGATTTAACACCTTTACGAACCATTTTAAGATAACGAACATAAGCCGATTTCTTTTCCTTACGGAAGTCTTTAAGTTTTATTGCTAAGGCATTTTTTCCGACGGTGGCTGGTCTTTGCTTTGGTGTGTCCTCTGCTATTATCTCTGCAACTTTTTTTGCACCTACTTTGTTTAAAAGATTACGTCCGTTTTCTATGGTCTGCTTTCGTGTTTTAGCACCCGCACCGCCTAATACACGCCCAGTTTTTGATTCACTAAGTTCATAGATGTCGCCCTTCTTACGAACAAAGAAATTAAATTCTGGAAACTCTGGATAACTTACTGAGTTAGCTTTAACTGTTACCTTTTTTCCACCCTCAACAGAAATAGTAAAGTCTTGCTTCTTTGTGTTAACTTTGACTGGTGTTTTAGCAAGCTCTTTACGCTTTGCCTCAAACGCCCTTTCTTCCTCAGTAATCTTCTTTGCACCTTCTACTATGTCCTCTTGTTCAAAGCGGCTTGGTAGTTGGTCGAGATTAATAGCTTCTAGGTCTATTGCTTTTACTTTTCCTAGTTCAGAAAATTGAGCATCTTCATTAAGTGGGTCTTTAATTAGAACCTCACTAGCTGGGGTGACTTCTTCTAATCCAAAGTCTGGGTCGAGCTGTCGTGTGCTTATTCCCATTCCATACTCTTCTATTTTGCTAGGAGTATCACCAAAGAAACCATCATAGTCCTCAAAACCCTCATAGTCTGCGCGACCAGTGTCACCCATCTCAACAGCATCATTAGCATCAACTTTATCAAGTGAGGCATTAAACGATGCGTCATCAGCCTTGTCATTTAGCTGTAGTTCATCGACGCGATTAAAGTTACCTGTTTGATACGCACCACTTAATATGTCTTTTTCTTGAGCACGAGCTACTGATAAACTACTACGAACTATAGTTCCAAAGTCACCAGAAAGGTTTTCTTTAACACCGAGCATCTGTCCTATCCAGTGTAGCATCTGAGCTAACATCCCACGTTGAGCGGGGTTTATTCCGCCTTCTAGCTCTCTAAAGAACTTAGGGTTACTGATCGTCTCTACGACAAACTCATGTAAATTAGTTAGCCCGTAGCGGTTACGACTGTCTCCTGCACGAGAAGCTATATCTGTAAATAGCTTGTCGATGTCGACGTCTGCTACGTTTTTATACCCAGTATTACCCATTACAGCCTTTAGGTATGTAGAAGCGATACCTCTAAAGGACTCCTCTACATTTTTGTTTTTAGCTATTTCTTCAATGCGTTTTAGTTGTTCAAAAAAGACATCCTTGTTAGATGCCCCTTCGCCTAATGCAACTTTAACTTGGTTAAGCTGAAATACGTCCTCTAGTTTAACGGCGGTTACCGCGTGAAGTGTTTCGTGTAAAAATGTAGTTTCAGAGTCTTTCTTTGCTTCTAGGAATTTTTTTCTACTTCCGCTTACTCTTATGCCCGCTGATCCGTCATCAAATTGATAGAACCGACCAAGAGCATCAAAGTCTTTCCCACCAGCTCCGAAGAACCCTGTATTTTTAAGGGTCTCAGCATTATCTTTTAGTAACTGCTCTAGTAGAGGGCGGTATGCGCTGTCCTGTCCTGCTTCTGTTTTAAGCCAACCCTCGGTAAAGTCATAAGCAGAAAGGTTTCCACCCTCACCTGAAAGAGCGCGTTGGCTTGCTGTTTCCTGTACATAACGATCAAAAGACTTATCGTCAGTTGCTCTAAAGATACCAGACCCAGCATTAGCCTTATCCAAGCCTTTTAAAATAGTGTCATACATCGCCCGTAAAGCCGTCTCTGGGTCTTCGGATAGTTTAGCCCTGCGTGCTTCCTTCATGGCTTTAATACCACTTCTAAAGACACCACCGAAGCCGCGCATACCTGCCTCAATAAACAGCCCTTCTATGGCATTTTTAAAGCGTCCCTCTGCCTCGTTGTCGTCGTCTTCTGCGGCAAGATACTCACTCACAGGCGTATCAAGGAAGTTAAATTCTTCCATGAGGTTACTTAGTCGTGCTTCTTGTCCGTCAAACATCAAGAAGTCAGCCGCCGCACCTGCGCCTATGTCAGCCGCGCGTTTACGACGTTTAGCCATTTTAGCAAATCTCTTAGATTTAGCACCAGCAGACGCTAGGCGTGCTACTTGTCCTGCCTTACCTAATTGTCCTGCAATGGGAATGAAACCAGTCATGAACTGCACAGCACCTTCAGCAAAACCACCTACCATCGTTTCGGAACGCCCTAGTAGTCTTTCATCGTAATCAGGAAGAATATCCCCCGTGGCGTAGTCTGCAAAATTATATATACCCTGTATGCCACCTTCTAGACCACGAGGAATAGCTTTAGCTAAATCGACTGCCCAAGGTGTTTTCTTTTCTTCTTCAACTCCACTCTGGCGTGCGCCACGTTGAGCCGCTTGTATTGCTTTATCAAATGCTGACATATTTATTTATGCTAATTGTTGGTTAGAGTTTTGAATTGGGTTATTGGATGCTAGGGTTGCGATTGAACCGAGGATTGGCTCTAATTGTTCATCTGGAATGTTACTTAGTTCTTTCCTAAGATTGTTTCTTTGATTTCTTTTTTGTAAAGGCGTCATTGAGTCATTTATCTTAGGGGTTTTTAGTTGAAGTATCTTATATAGCTCTTCTTGAGTGTCACGATAGTGATCGGCTATAGAATCGTTAGTCATAAAGTGAACTAAAGCCTTAAATGCGCCCTTTATATGATATTGATCAAAGGGAGCAGGTTGCCCTTCACCTAGCATGGTTCCAGTCTTCTCAGCGTAATAACGAGCGACCTCTGCCATGCGCGCTTCGCTCTCAACCTCTGACTGTAGATATTTTAAAAAGTCTTCCTTAGGAGCTGTATAATCAAGAGGTCGCCTTATTTGGTTGGTATAAGGGTTTGTCTTTAATCCCTTCCTATTCTTTACATTATATTGCAGTGAATGGATTAATTCGTGGGCGATGATCTGCTCCATTTTTTTATAATTTAATGAAGGGGATATGGTTATATGACCTGTCTTGGTTTTAAAGTCACCCGTATAGTAACCTAGTTTTCCTGATGATTGATCCTCCTCGCTCATATCAAAAGATAGAGTAACATTTTGGTTTAATAACTGAAGTAATTTAGGGTCTCTGTTTACCATCTGTTCAAACTTGCGATCAAAAGCCGCCCCTATGCCTTCCTTGCCACCTTTATGATTTACATTGTTTTCATAATATTGTCTCATGAAATCTTTAAATGTAGTCTGAAAAGTGTTTTCGTCTTTATCCGTAGAGGTTTTAGCGAGCGAGGAGTAGTTTTCTTGAATTTTAAACTGAGCACCTTCGCCGCTTAAGTCATTTAAATCACCCATTCCTATAACTGTATCAGCACTAACTGATGAGTCTAGTTGAACATTACTTTTTTTTTCGTCGTCGTCTGTAGGATCGTCGTCGTTGTCGACCGTATTGTCCTCTGTAAAGTAACCAAGGGTTTTAAGGTAAGCCTTCTGAGCTTCAAGAACACTTTCTGGAGTCACTCCTAGCTTTTCAGCTATGTCTTTGAAGGCAAACGCCGCGCCAGACTCAATAGCTTCTATAGTTTTGTTAATATCCCCATCAAGAGCGATAGGAAACTTATCTATATCTTCAGCATAAAGATTGTCTTCAATAAGTATCATACCAAGATAAGTATCAGAGCTTTCCCTAGATTGCATGGGCACACCGCCTCCTGCACCTATTGGTGATACGTCTGGGTATGACATGGTGTAACCACCACTTACAACACCTGTTAAGAACGCTTCTTCACTAATTCCTCGTAGTTTAATAAGAGTAAGCATGTCCTTATAACCTTGCTGTTCGCCGTTAGCCAACGCCGCATATATAGATTCGTCGCCAACTTTTGATCTACTGTTAATAAACTCAAGAACTCTTTGGTGCTGTTCTCTTTGATTGTCCTCGTCTTTAAATACACGGGCTTGAACTAGCTTGTTAAAGTTTTCACCAATTTGAACATAATCTGAACTTACAAACCACCAGTCATTTATATTTATCGAAACACTGCCATCAGACTTTACGTCGTAAAGTTTTTTAATATCATTACCTAACCGTGTATCTTTAACTTGCTCAAAGTATTGTTCTGCGGATGGAGAGTCTTGGATTCTAAGTTTTCTATATTGTTCAATTTGTTTAGGAGAAGCACCAAAAGACTTTAGGTCTGAAACTTTTTGATCGGTTTCTTTCTTGGGCTTTTCTTGAGATATAAGACTACGTGCGCGGTTTATTACGTAGTCTTGTGTCTGATCATAAACTCTTTGTTTTGCCTCAAGACCTGCGGCTGTACGCTCTTCATCTGTCTCATACTCTGGTGAAGAAAATATGTTTATTAACTCAGCGTTTAGTGTAGTCCTATACACATCAATTGCCTCGCCAGATAACTTGTTGAACGACGGCGTAGGAGCAACGCCCGTATCGTCAGCAGAGCGCGGTAATAAAAGATTCATATCTTCTATGCTAAACTCACCTTGCTGTAGAAATGATTGAATTTCGACATTACTTATTGACTTTCTATCGCTTGTGTCATCAAGGAACTCTTCTACTGCTTCTTTTGCGAATTCTTCTGCGCTAAAGAGTGGATCACTGAGCGCCTCTTCTTGGAATTTAGTTGCCATCTGCCAAACCTCAGCCTCTTTAATAGCATCCTTTGCTTCATTCCACTTCACTAACGCTTCTGCGCGGGCTTTCGGTGTTTTTGCGGTAGCGTAGGCGCGTAAGTGCTCTGCATGAAACGCCTTAGCCTCTGCCGTTATTTGCTGGGGTTTAAATCTAAGTGCGCCCGCAAGTTTTACTCTTAATTGAATTTCTTTTTCACGTGCGTCAGCAGTCTCAAAAATATCCTTATTAGCTACTTCTAGACCACCATCATACGCGTATTCCAGAAGCTCTGCAGCTTCATCTAGAGTCTCACTTGTGCCTTCTGCTATAAGTGTTTCAATTCTGGAATTAACAGAAGCAACAGTAATAGCATTAGCATCTGCATTACTCCCAGTAGAAGCCTTGGCGTCCGCGTGAATCGCATTTAACGTAAGTTCGACGCCGTCGACGTTACCCTGCATATCCTCCAGTGCTTTTACGCCGTTTGAGATACTTTGACCTTTAATGTATTCTAAAGCCTGTGCTTCATAGGCGTCGTGTAGCTCTACTTTTAGTTTAGCCGCTTTGCCGATAGAAAGTAAGCCGTGCGCTTCTTCGGTGAAGGGGCTTGCATTAAAACGCTCACCAACTTCTCTGTAGTAGGCGTCGACTGTCGCTTCTACATCTTCATCAAAATCTATAATACTTGGGTAGTCGTTTAGTTTGTTTCTAAAATCTCTAGATATATCTTTAAGCTCAAGCGGTACAACTTCGTTGTGGTAACGCTCTACAATCTTTTGTTGATGTGCTTTAGTGTATCCAAACAGACTAGCTGTATCAGCAACGTCACCAGCAATGATCTTTTGATATGCTTCCTTAAACTCACCCTCGTCCATTTGTGCGACCTTTATGGCGGCATCTTTTTGACGGGCTTTAACAGCCGAATCATAAACATCTGGAAGTTTATTTAAGCCTTCAGCAAACTGTAGAGCCGCATTCGTCTTTTCGTATGGACCAGTGTTTACTTGAAAGTTACCAGCTCTGGCTACATCAGTTGATACTGCTTCCTGCCCTGAGCCTAGCTCGCCATATTTAGGGGTTCGGTTTTTAATAAGTTCTTCTAGTGGGTTTTTAGCCATTATTAAAGGGAGGTTGGTGCTGAGAAAGGTGTGTAACTTGTTTGAGGTGTTGAGAAAGGACTAGAGGATTGAAAGCTAGCGCCCCCACCACCACCCGCGGGAGGCTTTTTAGCTCCAGTGATGCCAGCGTCTTTAAGACCTGAACTCATGGAAATCCCTGTTTGAGCACCACTAAGTATAGCTCCAAAATAATCTGGTTGAGCTATAGGTTGATTGATGCGTAATAGGTTAGCCTTACTTTGCTGTGTAGAGTTTTCAAGCCCTATAGCGGTGTTGATGTTGGCTAGTTGTTGGTTACGCAAAACTGAGTAGCTATAATTTGCTTCTTCGCGTGACGTAGAATCTAGGATGTCCGTAAGAAGCTGACCAGTAATACCTGCCGATGCCCCTGCGGCTTTAGAGGTTGCTCTAGCTTCCTTAGCTTTAAGAGCGTTGACCTGTAATTTTTGACTCATTGCGATCTGCTCAAAGCGTTGCTTAGTTCGCATTGAAGACATCTCAGCAAGCTGGCGTTGTCTCTCACGTATTGAGGCGTTTTCTTGAGCTTCCTCCTGCGCGTCTGCCGCTTGTTGTTGCCCATAAATAGTGCCCGCGGCACTAAGAACAGCGATTGTTGTTGCTACCCAAGTCATTTTATTAGTTAGTTCCTTTTGTTAGTAAGTTAAATTCGTCAACGGTCAAAGCAGGGTCGTTAAATCCTTTTGCCATTACGTCTTCTTCTATCTTGTTTAAATCTGTTTCGTGAGTGTGTTGAACCGTTATCCAAGTGGTTTCTGCGTGTGTATATAGAACTCTCTTTGTTCCTGCTTTTGTCATCCCGTGATGCGGTTTATCTATACGGACGACGCCATCTTTAGTAAGAATAGAGACATCTCCTGACATAATAAAGTAGGGATGATCCTGTTTGTGTATTTTACTGACGATTAATTGATTAGCGGGCATTACAATCTTGCGAACATACATGCCCTCACCAAATGAGTGCTCTAATGGATTAATCTTCTCAATCTCATCAGGGTCTACGATGGCATTTTCGAGTGTCCTTATATCGTTTTCAAAAGATACTACTTTATTATTGAAGTCGTCGACGTTGACGGGAATAGGTTGCTCTACTTGTGACTGGTCTGCCGTAATAACAAACTCATAAAAGGACTCACCCATAAACTCAGTAGTATTTACAAACTTAGCTCCGCAGAACTTTAACCACTTTAATGCGCTTTTATTTTCCTTGTGAACATAGTTAAAGACACAGTCATACGTTTGTGCAAAAAGCTGTGTGTAGTGACGGGATGCCTTAATAAAGTTATAAGAGTTATCAAGAAGTCCATCTGTGCCTAGCAACCAAATGTAAGCCATACCCTCAATCTGTCCTGCACCAAACATTGCAAAGGGGACGTCGTCCTTGTCTACTGCGGTAAGAGTTACAGCGTCACTTTTAAGGGCAACCTGTAAGGCTTCCTTTGGTTGATAGCCCATACAGGCAACCTCCATCTGATCCTCACGACGCATAAAAGGATAGATGTCTTCGATGTGATCTTCGGTAGCTTTTACTACCTTACAATCACCGTGAACACTGACAATCTCATTAGCCATATCTGTTTGATCGGCTGTGAAGAAAGCTCTCAAATTCTGCCGACTGGAAATTACTGGGCAAGGCACTATCATTCTCAATTGTAATGGTGGTATCCTCTGCCTTAGTAAAGACTGGAAAACGAAAAGATCCACTTTCTAGCTCTAGTGCGCCTAACTGAGATGAGCCGACCACAGCGGTTGTAAACGTATTTACATAAGAGTCTCTAGATTTAGGCGTGACGGTAACTTTAAAGTAACTAGTTTTGTCGTAGTAGACCGAACCATTACGAATCATTAATTTAGCAGAGGCATTAGGGGACTTCCCCTTTCCTGCTGTTGCTTTGAATAACTGCTCACTAAAAGTGTATTTCATATTGTAGGGTATTCCTACAAATACATCGGTGTCTGCCTTTACAGCCTGTGAAAGCGTAACAGTAGCCCCTACATTAGTTGACCTTAATAAATGCCCATCTGTTGTGTAAACCTCTACCGAGTTGTCCTGTGGGGTGTAAGGGAGGGTTATTGAAGATGCGCCATTAGCGACTGTAGCTGTCACCCGCATATCTAGGTGAGTAACAAAACCTAAGCTGACAGCTGTTTGGCTGGCGGGTATAAAGGGGTCATCGGTGTCCGTTAGTCCAGATTCTATAGGTGCTTCAACGAGATTAGTTTCTCCGTTGTTAGTTATTACCAAGTAAAGACGAGAATCTATAAATTCCATGCCGTGGACGTCACCCGTAAACGTAAACTTTGACCAAGCACTAATAACCTTCTGATCATTACTCCAAAAGTAGTTATAGATATATAAAGAACTGCGGTCATTAGCACTAAGCAGGGCAAGGATATTTTCAGATGTTGTCCCCTTCATTGCTATAATTTTATTAGGGATATACGCGGGAACGTGCTCTGTAATCTCTACAGCGTCGTAGGTCTCAGTATTACCTTTTACGGATAATTCTCTCATACCAGTGAAAGCACCGCGAGTAAAAGCAAAGTATAAGTAAGAACCAATAAGAATTGGTTTTGCATCTTCTTCTAGACTAAAATTAGTAGAGGCAGACACCGAAACAGTCTTAGGAGTAAACGTGTCTCCGCCCTTCATAATAAACTGCACGTTGTCTGCAAAAAGCATTAGGTTTTCTTGGAATACCACACCTGAAGAAAGTTTAGCAACTTTTGTGGTGCTTACCGTAACGTCAATGGGTGCTGTGTCTAGTAAAGCTGACACGGTGGTTTTATAAAAGTTAAAGAACTCACCAGTCTCAGAGAATACAACACTATCTTCAGTTATAAAACCAAGCCTGTTTTGAAAGAAAACGATGTCTTTAATTGTCTTACCTACAAATGAGGGGTCTGGGTTAGTTTCTTCGTTTCCAGCGGCTCTTCTGTTAAAATCTAAAGTGCTAACCTCAAGTTTGTTTATGTCTACACTTCTAATGGTCATAGGCATGTCGGCGGCGTCAAAACCATCAGAGACGTCAGGAGCAACTGTTTCTTCCCACGCTCCTTCACCAAAATCAGCACCGCTGTTTGTTGTAAACTTCACCCAGTAGTTGTCTTGATCTAAATCAGCGTCTCCGACAATTTCTATTACAAAGTTATTAGGTGCTTTTACTGGTAGGTCTACAAGTGAATTAACGCGCTTGTAAACAGCCTTAATCCCTTCACCCCCTAAGCCGTCTGTTGTTTCTAGGGTAAAATCACCACTCGTTCTATTATGTTTAATAATAATAGTGTTTCCCTCTCTAGTAGGCGTAAGCGCGGGGTCCGCATCCATAAAGATTGGATTAAGAGCATCAGTCCCAATCATAGGAACAGCGGCACTAAAAGAGCTAGGCGAATATGTAGCGTTAAATAGCGACGTAGCGATGTTGTCTGTAGCCGCATCGTCAGCGGAAGAGGCTGACCCTACCGTTGAAAAGCTGTGTTGTATGCCAGTAGAGATATCTCCTTGGGCTGTAAGGACTACTAATCCGTTATAATCCTCACTAAAACTATCACCAGTTTCACTTTTGTCGTGACTTCCAAATTTACCTTTATTGGAGATGATAACTGATTCTATCTTTTTAGTTCCATTACCCGTGCCATCATCAGCAAACACGGCGCGTATCACTGGGTTTGTAACAAGATTTCTATAACTTCTAGGTCTTGTTGTTCCCAAGAGACCAAAATCTATAGAGACGTTTAACAAACGCGGTGTCGTTGCGGCGTAGCCTGACCCTCCATTAACAACTTCAACACTCCCTATTCTAAAGCGATGCCAACCACTACCGTGGTAGTAACCTTCAACAACAACATTAAATGTTGCTTGATTGGCTGGTACATCTCCCTCAATATTACCTCCAATATTAACTTGATACTTCTTCTTGTAATCACCTTGAGCTACGTAAACAAACCCCTTCTTTTCTAAGGCTGGTGTTTTCGTTTGAGAGATACCAACACTAACATTCTTATTAACAATAAAGGTATTGTCTGATACAGTTAGAGCTTTAATGTCTTCTCTTGGATTAGTTGTAGTTAGATAATTGTTGGTAGAATAAGCCGAGTAATTGGGGGTGTTAGCATTAGCATCGGTTATAGAACACTTCTCACCAGTAACCATGTTCCAAGCCTCAAGAGTAGAACCACCGTGTATTACTACATACTTCTCTTCGTCATCACGATTGATAAAGTGAACGAAGCTGTTGTTGTCTATAGCCGTCGACAGTAACTTAGCAACGTGTCGCGTGTTTGGGCGTTTCTTTAAACCTTCTGCAACAGAGCTAATCGCATTCTCTTGTGTCTCGCACTGACCAGCAAAGCGAGTTGCGTCAGGTTGCTGTGATACACCCTGTATAAGATTAGGTAAAGACGTATTAATTAATGGCATTATAGCAATTCGTAGTTACGGTTGATGCCTATTCTAGAGGCTACGTCGTAGTTGTCAAATATAGTGCGATCCGATCCGCTAGAATCCATCTCCTCAAGACGCGCTCTAGCTTGATACTCGTCTCTCGCTATAAGAGCTTCAAGCTCGCGAGAGCCTACCATACGTCCTTGAAACACACGAGAAGCTCTGAGTGTTATGTAACGTCTAGCTGTCTCGTGTAAGTCGTCCCAATCTAATAAAACCATCAGGACTACCTTAAGGTCTTTTGTGAAAGTAGTTGTGTTGTTTTCTCGGTCATATAAACTTAATCCTCTCTGAACGACGTCGACGTTTTTATCTAAAGCATCTACGTGTAATGTATTATCTGGTAAAATAATCTTACCATCTAGGGGACTCAGTGTGTGTTTATTTGTGGTGTTAAAGTGCCACCCTTCTGACTGAACCTCACGACTGATTTCATCTAGTATTCCTGAAGCCGTTGCCGCTGATATGGGCAATGAGGCGGAGCTACTTATGCTATTCACAGGTGATTCACCGATGTGACCCAGCATAGAGTTTACTGCTTCTAGTTTAGTCGTTAGGGTTGCCATAGTTTTTTAAATATAAAATTGCGTTGTTGAGTAGTTTGGAGTCGTCTTTAAGGAGACCGATTCCTTGATTACATGTTGCACATAGTAGACCTCTTACGTCACCCGTTGTGTGGCAGTGGTCTATGAAAAGCCTTTTATAGCTCTTATCTTTTGAAGGTGTTTTTGTGTAACATATAGCGCACTTTCCGTCCTGCTTTTTAAGCAGATCTTCGTATTCCTTGCGAGTTATGCCATAAGTCCTTTCAATCTGTTTTATAGACCGACAGGACTTACACTGGTTACGCACGGTTCCAGCGTCTCTGTTGTGAAAGTCAAAAGCCCCTAAAGGCTTCGTACGATTACAAGAAATACACTTCTTTTTAGTTTTCAGGGAAAAAAGCACCCCAAGGGGATAGACCCAAGGGGTGCTTGGTTAAGGATTAGTCTACAGTAACTGCAACTGAGCACTCTGGGCGAAGCACGCCGTGGCCCATCATATACTTAGCTACGAACAGTGTGCCTTGGCGTTCGATTTGATACTCGGACTCTGTTGCGAGGTCGAGTAGCTTAACCGTGCCAATAGCTTCTTTTGTTCCAGCAAGGATACCATAGGTTTCACTACCAGCACTGCCAGTAACAAGACCCGAGAAGTTGGACTCATAGCCATCTCCTGTAACACCTGCTACGTCATTCTTGACACCAGCAGAACCGTCAACGCCAGTCTGAGTTGTGACCGTCGCTGTGCGTTGGTCACCAAGTTCAGCAATGTCCTTGAGGTGGTTGCTCTTGATTAGACGGATACCAGCTACCATTGGGATAGACCCTGCGGCAACATTACCACCGCTACCGTAGTCAGAAGATACAGCGTGGTTGATGGCATTGTTGTCAGAAGTCAACAACTGGTAGTAGGTCTTTGGTGTGAGGATAGCGAAACGACCTTCACTTGGTGCGTCGTTGTCGTCGAGCGTAGTGGCGATGCCAAATAGCGCGTCGATGATTTCAGCAGTAGTGTCAAGGTCTGCACCAGTGATGCGAGTTCCTGCACTTTGACCACTAAGGTTAGCACTTGCACCAGTAGCGGCGAAGAGCGTCTTCATAGTTGCAATGTCGAAGCGTTTAGCAAGAGCCTTACCAAGTTCAGCCGCATAGATACTGCGGATGTCATAGTGGTTCTTTAGCTCGTCGACGTTGGCTAAGAAGGTAGAACTAACAAGCATATCATCAATGAAGATTTGCTTCTCAGTCTTAGCGATGTCAGAGAGGTAACTTGTTCCAGTTTCGACGATAGATTGACCAACCGTGTGGTAGGCACTATCGGCGACACCTGTGACGGGGAAACTTGCAGACTTACCCGAACCGATTGTACGGATAGTGTGAAGTTCCTTCATTACAGTTGACGTTTCAAAAGCAGTGAGAATCTCACCACTGAATACTTTGAGAAAGAGTGAATCCACTCCTGCTCCTGAGTTGTTTTGATCCAAACCTACGCGAGACGCAGGTGCGGCATCAGATGACATAAAAGCCATAATTATTCCTTTTGTTTAGGTTTTAAGTTTAGTTAGTTGTTGGTGTCTTCTAAGACTATTTCTGTCACAGTTATCCATCGCAATGGGCTGTGATTACTCTATGTCGTCGTCGACGGTAAAATTATTTCTTCTTTTTAGGAAAGCCCTTCTTCATATTAGAATAAGCTTTATCGCTAACCGTAGTCTTTTTCTTGCTACGGGAGATGCCGAGTGCACGGCGGCGGTTGATGTTTTTGTATAGGCTCATATTAACATTTCCATTTACGAAGGGCGAGAGCTTTACGGGTTGGTCTACCTTTGGAATCCTTCATAGGTCCCTTAACGCCACTCATACGGGCACAGAAGGACTTCCTTCGCTTCGCCGCCTTGGAGCCTTTCTTAGCTTTTCCCGTTACAGGACGCTTAAGATTTGATCCAGTCTTTTTGTTGTAGTAGTCTCTACCTTTTTGAGACAAGCCCCCAGATGGGTTCTTGTGCTCTTTACGCATAGAGACGCCCTTGCGTTTACTCATTTTCTAGTTCGTTGATGTAGTCTAGTATATTACCGATAGTATATCTCTCGGCTTCGTTAAAGTCGTGGTTGTTCAGTTGCTGGAGGATCGACGGCAGTTGACTCTCCCTTACCGTCACGCACCCACTCATCAATAACATCGCTATGATGAGAGTGCCTACGGTTTTTAATTTCCTTAACATATTCTTTACGGACGTCTAAAAAAAGCCTCCCCAATTTGGGAAAGGCTATTAGTAGTTGAACAATCGTTGTGATCACTTGTCTTTGGCTTTACCCACGTTAAAGGCTACCCAATCAATAAGCTTGTAGGCTTTCTTCGCCCACCCGTCGTCCGTTGGTGTTGGTGTTAAAGCCGCGATAGCACTAGCCGCCGCCACAATAGCAGTAGCAATAGCTAGGAGGTTGTCGGAGTTTCCGATAATGTAGTTGATTACGTTCATATTAGTGCTTGGTTAGATTACGTTAGATACTTGAAGTCTCTTTTCAACGGTTGCGCGGTAAGCGGGATCAGTTGAATACCGCTTGTCGCTCATCGCCTCAGTGACTTGAGCCGCAGAGTTAAAAGGTTTAACAGAGTCGCCGCTAGTGCTCCCTTGTGTAAGATTAGGTGCTTGACCACCACCACCGACAAAACGAGCATACATACCCTGAACAGCCATCTTAGCCTGTTCTAAAGAGCCGTTTGTGACAACGTCGTCGTAAGCATCAATGTCTGTATCGGTTAAATTTTCTTTAGCCCACTCCGTCATCGCTTCGTAGTTACCGCGACCACCTATTGTGTCTTGGACTTCTAACGCTTCGGACACGGAAATGGATTCTTGTCCAGCAATATACGCTTGAACAAATTCAGAGGGTATCCCTGCTTGCTCAAGCTCCTTAAACATCTTATCGGTAAGCTCTCCTTTTTCCGCATACTGCTCTTGAGCTTTTGAAATCGTGCTATTAAGAGGAGCTGTGTCGGTTTCAGAGGCTTCTTGAATGTCTTCTTCAGCCTCTCCACCCGCCTTAGATTGCTTTTTTTGCAACTCGGAATAAGCTTTTGCTAAATCCTCTGGGCTTTGAAACTTTTCATCAAGCCACTCTGGGCGGTCTCCGTTGTGTTCAAGGGGTTCTTGTTGCTCGGCTTTTTGTGCCTTAGCTTCCTCCTGCATTTGGTGCTCTTGTTCAAGAGATATTTGTTCATCTTCCGATGGCTCATTAATTGAGACTTGGTGTAGTTCTGCCATTGTATTTACTCGCTTCTAGTTTGTTCTTGTTGGGCTTGATCTGACACAGCCTTGATACCTGCGGGTCCAAGTTTCTCTGCCATCTGCATTTGTTGAGCCTGTTGTTGTTCTTGTTCCAACTGCTCATCTGTCTTTACTAATCCAACGGTTTTGATACCGAGAGATGTAGCACGACGTTTAAAGTATTCACCGACGTTGATATATTGAGCAACAGCCTGAGGACCTACAACTTGTCCTGCACCCGCTAGGAACATATCAAGTTTCTGTAGGTCGTGTCCGCGCCCAAGTGCTTCAACACCTGTAATAATAACTGGGTTGATTACGCCTTCTGGTAATTTAGGGAGGCTCTTCTTTTTGTTCATCACCGCCATCAGTCTGGTGACCATAGGCAACTGAAGTTCTGTTGCTAATAGTGAATAAAGACCACCAAGAGAGCTTTCAATTTCTAGAGATAACATACGTATCTCCTCCGCTGTAACTCTCTCTGCCTGTCTGACTACCCCAGAGGTTAACAGGAAGGCGTGACCGAGTCGGTCTTTAATACCATTCATTGTCTCCTGTGCTACTCTAAAGTCATTAAATTTGTTTAGTTGTAATACGCTTACATCCTGTGCGTTACCTTGAGTAATTGCGCCGTTTGGACTCTCAGCAAGCGCTTTGGGTCGTGTTGTGCCGTTAGGGTTTACTAAGAACAATACCTTAGCCGCCGCCGCAGAACCCTCAACAATAGCCCGTGTTAGGGACTCAAGACTCTGCACGTCACCTAGGTATTCTTCTACATAGGAGCGTCCGTAAGCCTCACCATCAATGCGAGAGAAACGAAGTGGTATATAGGGATTCTTGTCTAACTTATAGTGTCCTTCTGAGTTAGGAACGCGAACGCCATTGATGTCTTGAAACACATGCCACCCGTTTTCCTTGCGACATACTGCTGTATATAAATCGACGTCGTCGTCTGGGGAACCTTCGTAACCAACCATGTCCTTAATTTCTGGAGGTAGCGCTGAGTGAGATATGGTCTCCTTTGTGGCTATGTATAAAACATTGCCCATAGGGTCACGATCAACAACATAGCGGTCGATGTGAAAGACTCTCATGCCGCCTTCGTCTGGCATATACACAAGAGCATTACCACAGATGATAAGGTGCTTGAGAGCCTCGTGAAGTGAAGCCCTGTAGCTTTCACGACTGATCTCATCCATCACAGCGTCTTCAACTTGCTGTAGTGATGTTTCTATTGAGCTTACAAGTTCGTCAGGAGCACCTTCTTGCTTTAGCGCATAGGTGTCGACGTTTAAACGAAATAAAGGAGCGTTGGGGGGTAGAAGTGCCAACAGTAATTTAGAAGCGAGGTTGTTTACTCCTCTTGCCGCAACGCTCGCAAAGGGTGTTTCTAGTCGTGAGTGAGCACCAAAACCAACTTCTGGCATCACGTAAGGAAGGGTTAGCTTAGAACAAGAACGCGCACGATCTACATATTGGTAACGCTTCCCCTCCAATGAGGTGTATATTTGCTCTGCTGATTTGTTATGCATAAAATTATTCTTCTGGTTCTGGGAACACTACGTCTTCTGTGACTGTAGTTTGTTCAAGGTCATCGAGGTCATACTCATCAACATTCAACGCCCACAGCCCATCAACCGTAGGGACTGGCTTAGTCAACCATCTGGTTCCCTTGCCTTGAGTCCAGTAGGAGAAGTTGTTGTCTTTGCCTTCTTCGTCTGCTCGCTCAATGGCGGCTTCTTCGGTTGGGAATATAAGAT